CGAAATTCCAAGCGGTGAACTTAAGTCCAAGTTGTTTGCTGTATTGGGCTTGAAGTATACAAATAAAGGTCTTGATATATCTTTAATCCACACTTCTTCCTCTAAGTCAGGATAAATCGTAGACAAAGGTACTTTTACACCTAAGTCCCCTTGATTCTTACTCTCATATAATTCATTTCTAATTACGTATTCGTTATTTTCAACTAAGTGCCACTCAAGTAACGTATATTTCTTATCACCTTTAGAAATTTCGTTAACAAACACGCCTTCAGTGATATGTTTATTGTCCCATGCGATTGGAATGAAGCAGTCTGCTGTGACGTAGGAAAGTTTAACACCTTTATCCCAGTAACCCTTTATTACCATTCCACCTAAAGCGAATGTGTACTCTAGATACCTCTGAAACTCTTTGATAAAGTTATTATCATCCAAGACATTTTTAATATTATTAAAGAGTGTTTTATCCGATATGTTGATTGAGCACTTCTCATTAAAGATAAGAGCAGCCATTTCCTGTGATATGACCTTCGCCATGTTTAGCGATGCCATTTTTCTACTCTTCTGCCCCTCGACTGTATGGTACTTAACGTTATGCCACTCATCATAATGACCACTGTATATCGCTTTCCATATATCGATTTGCTTATATGATTCTTCGTTAATAGGTATCTCTTTTTTATCAGATATCTTCTTAATCCCTTTGATTAATCCCAATTTATATAGCCACCCCCTTACTTTTGCAACGATGTTCCCAAACAAGCTCTCACCGCCTTATTTCACGTATTGTTTATAGAAGTAATTGTTTGCGTATCTACATTCATCTAGAGCATGGTTATAAGCATCTATTGGTTCACCGTTATCCAAACGGACATACATGCCGATTTCTTTTAAGAAGTTGTAATGATCGTAATCGTCACATTCAACAAGTAAGAATTGTTCGTTAGTAATCGCGTTTTGCAATCGTTCAATACCAACTTCCTTCCCTTTACTTGAACCTTTAATGTCTCGAGCATTATTGTCAGCCGCTGTTGTTTGAATGCCAATCAAGTGCAGTTCTTCTCGTAATGATTTACATGCAGGATCGACAAACACTTCGCTATACTGCATTTCAAATTTCTTAACGCACCATTCCATGAACTTCTTAATCTCTTTTGCATAAGTTGACATCGCTTTAACTTGCCCTGTATCTTTACCACTATGATAGTAGTTAGCAACACGTAGCAATCTGAACTTATCTTCATAACGAACCACAATATTACAGCTGCATGAAGTCGCATCTGATTGACCACCATCAGCAGTAAAGTACATTTCGTATCTTTGCCCTCTGACAGCAGGGAGTATATTCTTTTTCATATCAAACATCGAGTAGATAACACCTTGTGGCATAACCCTTCTACCGAACCAATCTCGTTCCAGTAAGTAAGGATTCTTTGAAAGGATTTCATGTATTTCCTGCTTCCTCTTATCTGTAAGAATCGGATTATCATCAGGAGTCCAATGTGTCCAACGTGTATTTTGTACATCGAATACTTCCGATATAACTGGATGGTTAGGAGCAGGAGGGTTTAAGTCTGCCAAATGGTAACGGTCCTGCGCTGCAAAAGTACGACGAAAACACTCTTGGATCATACCCATGTTTAGCAAGTTGATTTCACAAAACACTACACTCCCAAGCGACATACCCGTTATAGCACCGACACTGTTACTTTTGCCAGCTCCCTTATAATAGACACGTTTAATTCCATTCGGTGTGTGTATTTCTAAATGGGAACCACGTTCATCATGTTTAATATCTGCTAAGTTTCCGAATATATTTTGCAATCCAGTGCCATCACCATCAATGAATAAGCGATGCGCTTGCTCTTGGTTATAAGCTACAATCAAATGGTTTGTGTCTTTTGTCCACGTCAAATAGTCAGCATAGCGAAAATGCCCTGCTGTTGTTTTACCTGAACGTGGCGTCCCTTCTAATACATCGAAGGTGTAATTATATGGTCTGTAGATCACTTCCAATTGTTTAGGGGAAAACTTAATCGCTGTTTTGCTCATATTGTTTACGCCCTTCTATTAATGCATCGAGCAGTGAAGTATCCTTCTGCTGACCTTTAAGTTTCGCAGCACGTTCTTGTGCGAAGTCGGTGTCTGCTTGAGTTTTTTCAATATTAGTCTTCATTTGAACTAATTTCAATCTTCTCTCGTCATCAGCATTAGCCAACTTGTCAAAACGCTCAATCATAGCAGATAAGGACGTCATTGCTCTTGAGTAAGCAGTAAGTAAATTGGCTTGCTTATCCCATGCGAATTGCACCATGTACGCTTCACCTGACTCTGATTCGCTTATGACTTCTTTAGACATATCATCTTTGTCACGAACATGCATGATGCGTTGCGAATTAAGAATGTTGAAGTATTGCAACTGAATGGAATTAAACAGCATATCTAGTTCCGTATGGTTTTGTATTTCATCAAGTAACTCCATTGCGTGTGGATCATCGTTAGGAATTATCTTTTTGAACAAACCATGAGTAGTTGCATTGTCATTTCCTTTTGGTGGGCCATGACCAACGGCATTTTTATTACCATACTTAGGATTCTTGTTACCCGAATTACCTACAGCATTCTTATTATTTATGGGTGCACCTGTCTTCTTTTGTGTGCGTACTTTTTCATCGTTTGTATGCACACCTTTTCTGTCCCATTTGTACCTGGTCTTCCATGACTTAACTGTATTGACACTAACATCATGTTTCTCAGCTATATCCTTATACTTCATACCTTGCATATAATCTTCTTGAGCTAACTCGTGTTTTTGTTTCACTTCATATCACCCACCACCTTCTATATAATAGGAAGTAATTTGTCTAACTCCTCCTTGTGGTAAACCCTACGTAAATTAATTTCACTTGTATTTTATTAATTAAATCTTCATGTTTCATTTCTTTGTATTCATCGAACGGTATCGATAATCTACCATACAAGCAATTGTCACCTTTGCTCAATTCATATCTAATGACAGCATCCGTCGGTTTCAATCGTTGTTCATTGTCTCCCATTCTTGTCACATCAATATAGTCAATGTTCACATCTTCAATGCGAATGTTCATCAAATCACCTCAAAAGAATCATATTTTAAAAAATCCATAACGAAAACTAATTTATACAGGGAAATGAATATTATACACAGAATGACTGCCGATAAGATGCATTATGTAAATAAGACGAGTGGGAAATACCTTGATATCAGTGTTTTTATGTTTCCCTATGAATAAGAGGTATTCATAATTTTATACATTGGCTTAAAAACGCCATTTTCAGCACCTAATCACCGTTATTTCCTGCATAAACTTCACTTTGTTAACTATCTATATTTTCGTTCGTTGTGTTCGTTTGTTTTGTAACATACCGATAATACATGCGAAGGATGATTATCCATATTAGAATTCCGAAGAAGTCTATCCAATTCATCCCCATATAAGCCACCCTGTCCCTAATCCAATTAAGAAAGGAACGCATGACATCTTCAATACATACCACTTATATTCCCAAAAGAATTCTAATACGTCTTTAAAAGTAGTTGGACCCCACATCATTCTTCATCCCATGTATCTACTCGACTTCGTTCATAAGACCAAATCCCATTCTCTTGTAGTGAAGTAAGATTGATTTCAACAGGAATATATTTAATCGATAGTTCCTCATCAATAATCTTTTGTGCTAATTCTTCAGTTGGAAAAAAACACGTTTCTTTTAAAGATAGCGTCTCCTCTTGTGTTGATAAATCATAAAATGAATCTTCTTCAAATTGATAAGCTATAGCGTAAAACTTCATCCCACTCACTCCTTATCGCTTCCACGACTAACTTCCACAGAACCTTTAAACATATAAATTCCCGACGATGACATTACAACGCCTTCCTTATCTTGCGTCATCCCTTTTCTATGTCCTATTTCATACCCACGCTTATACCCATTCCCGCTAGCTTCACGTAGCATCTTTTTTAATTGTTTTCTAGTTAATAAGTGCATTACCCCTCACCCCTTATCTTTCCTTAACAACAAACAAGACGCCCCCAGATCACGGTAGCGCCTAC